CATTAGCCGCACCTGAAGTAGCTATATTCATTACATACTGGAGATTAGGGATTGTGTTAGTAGCATCTCCGTCAACTATACTGACTGTTGAATCGTAGGTCAAAGCATTAGGAAAAGTATCATCTCCATTCATTATTCTTGATAAGATAGCTAACTGAGGATAATCTGTAATTTTTATATTTGAACCTGCTCTATGAGCTTTAGACATAGCAGTGCTAGTAGTATTTGGATTGACAGTGTCTATTCCTCTAATCATGCCTGTTAAACTTGTTGAAGAAGCAGTAGCACAAACAAATTCTTCATTAGTTTTTCCCCCTGAAATCACAAAGCACATATAGCCATCTAAATCCGCTCCTGACTTACTCGTTCCAGTAACTAAAGTTGCAGAAACATCAGTAGCAGTTATAGAAGAAGCTAAAGTTGACTCCCAGACAGCTACACTGACTGGTATTGTTGCAGAAAGGTTTGTTTGGATATTTTTACCATACTCGTATAAACCGACAAAACCTACAGCTAATATAATTAGTGCAGATATAATTGTAGCGAAACCTTTATTGTTTTTTATTGTTGACATATTTTATCCCCGCCTTTAATTATTAACTTGCCTTAACTCTATATTTCTTTGGTATTCTTGAAGAAAATATTAAAATATCTTCGTCTGTTATAGAATCTATACTACAATATCCGAATGAATTAGCTATAAACTTCAATGATCGCTTTCTAAACTTGGGAGTAGAGATTTTTGATGAATAAAAATATGGATAGACAGTTGATTGGTTATCTCCTCCCACGGTAATTTCGCCAATCATATTACTTCCTACTGTTCTTGGACTTCCGCTATCTACATAACTACCTCTTCCTGAAATTGTCCCTAATAAAGCGAATTCATCCCCGTCAAAACTAATCCAAATTTCTATATTCTGGTCAGGTTCTATATCTCCTTGTATTCTTAACTTCCTAACTTTCTTCAATTCTTCAACCCCGAATGTTTCATCTTTTAAAGTGGCGAAATTAGATATTACAAAGGATTCGTCATCAAAACCATTTAAGATTTTATATACACTGTCTGTTATAGGAGAACCTGCGTATAGAATCCCAGCATCTCTGACAAATGTTCTAGCAGGATAAGCTCCTATGTCTATTGTGTTCTCTGCTATGTTTCCCAAAAGTATAGTGTCATTAAAATCGCTCTCTGCACTTCGGCAGGCAATAACAATATACCTTTCAAAAACATCAATAGCACAGTCAGAATAACTGTAATTTGAAAACTTAAATTGTGGAAAAAGAACTCTTGGGATTACATTCCCTAAAACATTCCTTTCTAAAATGGTTAGTTCAGGTTTATCAGGACTTGCTGTATTCATAAAGACTATTCCTCTTGTAGTAGATACCCCAGCTCTAAAATAAGGAATACCCATATCAGTATTAAAGACCAAGTTAGTAAAAGTAGCGTCATCTGCTGAAATAGCTAACTGATAAGCAGAGTTTTCCTTTAAAGAGTAGTATGTCCCGTCTAACCCTATTAAAACGCTTAAAATGGCATCTCCGCCTATATCCTGCGTTATTCTGTTGCCAGTTCCAGCTACTCTTGTGGAAGCAAAAGTAAAGTCTGATAATCCTTTAGAGTTAGTGTTTTCCCATTGGTAATCTACCGTGCCTACTCCTGAATTAGAAATTGTATAAACTCCTGAGATATAGTTAATAGTTCCTGTGCCTCCAGCAGAACCTGTTAAAGTCCCATCTTTGTTATCAGTATAAACCTCGCTAGAACCTGTAATCGTTAAGACTATTCCAAAACAACTCCTTGTAGCTCCTCCTGATTTAAAAGCTAGTGTCCCTCCTCCATCTCCTGAAGCCTCATCAGTAATTGTGGTATAAACATCTGAATCTTGCCCATCTATGTAGGACATCTTAATCGTAGTTTTGGAAGCGTCAGCACAATCCCACATTATCATTCTACCTTTATCAATCAGCATTTTCCCTTTGTCGTTTGTTGCGGCTACATAAAGAGTGCAATAAGAACCTAAATTAGCACAACTCATCTTGTATAATCCATCTGTTCCTGAAGTAAAAACAAAGTTTCCTGCCAAAGATGAAGAGTTAGCAAAGCTGTATTCAGCGGCGGTAGTAAGTCCTGTAACTATGTTAGTCCACGCTTCTGTAGTTGTGTTCCAGTATTGGATAAAAGTAAGATACTTTCTAAATAGGACAACTGTTCCATCAACCTGATAACCTTTATGAAGTCCTCTATTCTTTCCTGAAGCCCCCTCTGCTCCTAGTATTATTTTTCCGTTGACTAAACTAATTTTCCCGTCAATTGTTTGCCAATTCTTCGCATTTTGGAGTGCGTCTTTTGGGATAATTTCCTCATCAAGTAAGTTGTGGACTCCACTTTTAAAGTATTGTATTTGGGATCTTCTCATTTAGTTAAGTTGTAGACAAGAATTATAATATTTTAAGTCAGCCATATCTGAATTGTATTTGGCTTGATTTTCTAATTGATAACTTCGTGCTTTTTCAAAAAGTTGGATTATAAACCCATCTACGCACATTCCCCACGCAATAAGTGGATGAAACTGCTCTGGTAATTCAGGAGTTCCACTAGCAGTCAAAGTAGTAGGAACTCTAATATAATCAAACTCATAGCTCTTAGCTTCAGTAGGTTGGGCTGTAAATACCAATCTGTCGTTAGCCAAATCCAAGTAAGCATATCCATTCTTATTCCTGTAATATCTTCTGTCTGAGAAGTTTATTATCTGGTAAGGAGTATATTCAGTTCCCACGAATACCACTTTAGGAGAAGCGTTGTTTTCTATTCCCACCGAATTATCGGTTGACATATTATTCTCAGAAAAGAAACTAAAGTCTGTTGGCAATGCTACATAAGGAACAGTAGATGATAGATTTCCTGAAGCTGTCTTTTTAAGGAACTCAAATGGAGCTTCTCGGCATATCTTTTTATGCACTCTGTCAGCTAAAGCCACCTCCTGTTCGGTGCTTAGTTCAGTGCTGTCGTCTATGTAAACTGAGAAGATTTCGTCTATGATTTGTTGGGTATTCAAAGTAGTATGTATTTTTAATAATTATTAGCAGAGCATAAGAGTGTGGACTCACTCCTATGCCCTACTAAAAAGTAGGGACTTTATCTATAAGATAGACAAAGGTTACGCCAAAATATGGACGTCTAGAAAGCGTCTGCTTCCGTCCGTAAACGTGCGTTTTCCAGCTAGGTATGAAGAAAAGACATTTGTTCCTCTTCTATCAGATGTCTGTCTCATATCTACTGGAGATAAATCTTGAACAACTACATCAATTCCACCTCTCTTTCCATAATAGGAATGAATGAAAGGAGAATTAAATGAGCCTCCAGAAATATCTTCTGTGACAACCATTCTTCCACCACCAACTGCTCTTATTGTAAGAACACCAGCGACAGCATCACAACTTAATCCTGCTCCACCTGTTAATAATGCAGCATTTGCGTCTGAAACTGCTACATAAACACCATCAGATGAATTGTAAGGATCGTTCAAAGCTACAGCTATATTAGCTATAATTTCTGTTGGAGTTGCGGTTGCGGCTGCTGAAATATCTCCAGCAACAGAAGGAGTTCCAGATGTAAGTTGTAAAGTAACTCCGTTAAGAGTGAATGTGTCAGTTCCATCGATAAGAGTTGTCATCGTAAGAACAACCTCACCAGTTAGGTTTTCTGAAACATAAACCTGTGCGGTTGAAATGTCTCCAGAATAACCATTCTTGAACACAGACTCAACGATGTCAAACTGTTTGCCCAATAAATACTGAGCAATATCAGCTGCAGAGTATGAATCAATAACAAGCACCATGTTTGCTAATACTTGATTCGTTCCTCTTGTTAGCTTAGCAGGCATTCTTGAGACCAACTGTGGAACAGTTGTAGAACTCAATGTAATAGGAGTTCCAGTTGATGCTAGAGTTGTTAAATCTCCGTCATCAAAGTCTTGAGATGCATTAAGAACCTCTGAAAAAATCCTTCCGTCTAAGTCAGCAGCTACCTTTTGAGCTATATGACCTCCGAAGTATTCTCCAGGGTTTAATGGTCCAGCTTGTTTGACTTCTCCGTCAGAAATATAGAAAGCCGCTTCCTTCTCTATATTTACGGTTAATGTTTCTGTGCTATCTGAGATAGTGTCAATAGTAGAAGCAGCACCTCTTGTTACTGTTCTTACTCTAACACTACTAACACTTGGTAACATTCTAGTTACCGCTTCGCCATATTTCAGGACAGGTTCAAACCTTAAGTTTGTAACCTTTAACGCAACAAGAACTTTATCAAAAATAGTTTGATAAGAATTATCAAATTGCGTCTTAAAATCAGTTAATGCCATTTTAGTTTTGGTTTAATTTCCCACCACTTAGAAGTTTAGCCTTTTGCCTAGATTGTCGTTGTATTTCTTCTTCAGTTGTGGATCTTCCATAATCTGGTTGAAATACTCAGTGTCTTTTCCTGCTCTGGCATAGTCTATATCGGTGATTACTCCTTCACCGCCTCTTGCTCTTGATGTTTCAAGAGTTCTTTTGCCGGATAGAAGATGTCCGTAGGCCTCATCAAGAAGATTAGAAATAGTCTTCTTGGAATTTGCCGGATTAAGAGAGAGTGCCTTTATTACTTCTTTTTGAGCAACATCCTTAAATTCAGGTCTTGCCTCAAGAATCCTAGTGTAATGTGTCTCAAAGACTTTCCCGATTCTTTCGTTTCGTTCTTTATCTTCAATGGACTTTACTCTAGGAGAGAACTTTGATTCCATTTCCGCTGACACTTCAGTTCTTATTGTTTTTGCTAAAGAATTTAGCAAATCAGGACTGATATCGTGTTCAGTGGCAAGGTCTTCTAAGCTCTTTGACACATCTCCTTTTGAAGCACCAGATTCAACTAACTCTTTCAATTCCTTGATGTCCCTCTTCAGTTCCTTATTAGCGTTTTTATACTCTAATAAAGCTGCTTCAGGCACTGTTCTTGATTCTGGCTTTTCTTCAGGCTTTTCTTCTGTTTCCAGAATATCGCCTAATGTTTCCTCTTTTTCAGTTTCTTCCTTTTCGGGTTCAACCTTGGCTTCGGTTACCTCATCAACGGATTTTACCTCTTCGTCAGGAGTCTCCTCTTTTTTATCCTCCTCTGGAGTAGGAGCATTTTTTGGTTCGTCCATATTAACAAGTTTTAACCTGCTTGCCAGGTAGATTTTATTCCTTTCGGCTGGATGTGCTTCTCCAGAAAAGGTGCGATACACCCATTCCCGCTCTTTAAATCATAAAATATATCTGCTCACCCCGGGCGGGTAATGGGATGAACAGAAGTTATTCTACGATTCTTCGGGTTCTTCTACTCCTCGCTTTTCTTCTGCCTTCAAAGCGATTAAAGCTCCTTTCTTTTGGTCTGAAGCTGTTATAAATACTCTTAACATATTCAATGTTGTGTCCATTTCAGCTATTATTGGCAATAGTTTCTCTGGTTTCAATCTCTTATAGCCAGAAATAAGACTATCTACTGTTGAAATAAATGTGCTTTCTAAACTTTCTACCAATAGCTTCCCTCCTTCTGTTTTAGCTAAAACCTCAAAGGAACTAAACTTTCCTATGTCTTCCTTGATCTCATCTTTTAATTTCTTATCTTTTGCCATAACTTTTGTAACCAACTTAACTTTACTTCTTTCCTAATAGTTATTGATACAGGCAAATTAGGTGTATCTTCAACTATAATCGGGATTGACTTCTTAACTCCTTCTCCTTTTGAATATCCACACTTTCTACACTTATAAATCTTTCCCCTTCTTAAAGACCTCCAAGTATATCCATTACATTCTGGGCAGAAATACATACTATTCTGGCTTCTCTACCTTTAACGAAAGACCAGTCTGCTTCACAATTTCCTCTAACTCTTTCCCATCATTATCAATAGCTTCATCAATCTGTTTTAATAATTCGTTTGAAGCGTTAACCTCTATATTTGCTTTCTCGTAAAGAAAGATAGCTTTTATAGTCTTCTCTGGTAATTCCTCAATGGTCTTGATTATGTCTGGGTTATTCTCTTTGATGTTCTCTATTACTGACTGAGATAGTTGTTTCTTGGCGTCTATCTCTTGTTTCTTTTTGTTATATAGCCCGATTTCTTCAACGATACTCTTAAGAGTGAACTTAACTGTTCCTCCACTTTGTTCAATCAGACTATCTTCTGTGTTCTCCTCTTTTTTAACGACACTATATTTGAAAATCTCTTTTTTCATTTTGATTTGTTGGATTGTTAATTGTTCCAGCCGATTGACCACCAGCTGTAGGTCTTTCTCCTGCCAATTTGCCCGCCTGTTCAACCTCAAAGGCGTTCAAAGACCTTACTGTATTTTTAATAACTATTGGTTCTAACATTTCTATGTAAGCTACCATTGAAACAAATTGATCTGCTGACATATCCTCCTTATGATCCTTTAAGTAATCTACCATCTTCTGCTTGTAAGCTATGTTAGCGTTGAAGTTAGGTTCTATCTTCTTGCCCTCTAGTATGCTTTCAATGTCTCTAGCACATTCTGACATTATCTTTGAATCCCCAAACTCTGATACATCTAATAGCTCTTTAATCTCGTCTTCATTAAATCCAGCTATCTGGGCTTTCATCTCTAATGCTTTCTTTTGGTTCATAAGTTGGTTTACCCCTTCTCCTTGTAAGAATGTTATCTTCATTCTCTGGGTTTGGATAGATGACATAGTTTCAGCGTCTGAAGCTTCTACCAATACTCCGAACTCATCTGACTTGTGGAATATGTCGCTTCGGTTAATCTCCTCTGTTTCTATTCCATCTGGTCCCATAATGTCTATGGCGACTGACTTGACTAGGTTATCTCTTACTCCTATCTCGTATAGTTTAGCAAATCTGCCATAGCCGAATGAATAGGACCTGTTAAGCAACCCGAATCTATCTGCTGCGGCTTCTTGATTGCCCTCGTAAATACCTACTTTGCCCTGTTCATCTGCTACTCCCTTAGCCCCTGAAGTGATACCTAATGCTTTCTCTTGGATACCCTCTAACACATTAAACACATCAATAGGCGTAGAAATAGATGGTGGTCTTAGTAATTGGATTACCTTATCAGCGTCTATATCTCTCTTAGTTTTGATTATCCCATCTCGTCTGTATTTCAACTCAGCTAGGTTCTGTAAAGCATTGACATTCACTACTCTTTGTGGTTTGTTAATAGCTTCTGCGTTGTCTAGCATCTGGTTGATACTAGCATTCTGTGCCATAAACATTTCTCTGACATAATCACAATAAGATGGTGTCCAGAACTCTGTTAGGTCTGGGAATACTGCCCAAGTCCAGAATGGCCATGCTCCTAATGGGAATTGCTTTGTAGCAGAAAACATATCTGTTAGTTTCTCAATCCTTACTACATCCCCACTGTTAGTCATTAAGAGATAGTATCTTTCCCCATCGTAAGTAGTAAACCATTCCCAGAACTTATATTTCTCTGAAGTTTGGAACTCTTTATCTCCTATTGTTCCCTGTCCATACATTCTTACTCTTTTGTTGGTTTCTTCTTGTGCGGTGTCAGTTGAATTACCTCCGCCTGAAATTAAAGCATCTACTGTGGTTTTGATATATATTCCATCTTTAACTCCATCTTCTAACTCTTTCTTGGATTTGATTACATTGTATCTTCCCAAGTGATTAGCTCGTTCTAAGTCTATTCCCCCACCTGATGGATCTACTAAGAAGTCATAAACATCTATATTCTCTAGGTGTGCTTGATAACCATTAGCAGAATCAGCTGAATAAGCATATACAGTTCTGCCATAGATTATTCCTTGCTTCTTGCCTACTAAGTCTTTAATATCCCAAAAATCAATCTGAGAGTCATATTGTCTTAAAGCGTTTAGTCTGTTAGCTCTTGATAGTTGAGCTTCTTTTCTTTTAACAAACTTAAAGACAAGAGGATTGTCTATCTTTGATAGTAAGGTATGGACAAACTCTTGCATTCTGGCAAGTTCTACATTAGCTCTTGATTCGGTTGAGGCACTCTTCTTGGAGTAATACATCTCCTCGTTCTTCTGGAAATTCTTAATTTTGCCTTGTTTATAAGTCCTATCAAAAGCTATCTCTTGTAGAGCTTGGTCTTTTATTTTTTCTCTTGTTTCTGCTTTAATCATATGCCTATATCCTCATAAAGAGGTTTTTCTTCTTCTAATTCTTCGGAATTATTTTCCTCATTTTCTATTCTTATATTTGTTAGCTCTAACATCATTCTCATTATCATACAGTCTCCATAGTCTGGTGATCTTCCGATGTTCTCTTTAACCTCATCTTTTGACATTATCTTTAATGCCTTGTCATCATTGTCAGAGTTTATCTCTTTAATCTGTTCTAGCTCCTGGATAAGGCTCTCTTTATAGCTCTCTTCTGTGACATCTTCTAGGTCAGTTACTATCTTTACCTTGACTGCTAGCTTGTGGTTGTTTATCCTGTCTGCTAGGCAATAAGCACACTGTGTCTTTAAATTCTTGTAGTTCTTGTTATCGTCTCTTATTTTTATCGCTCTACTATTGGCTGTAAAGCCTACAATTCCATCTAAGCTATCAACTATCCCTCCTCCGATGCCATCTTCATCTATAATTATGTGGCTATAAGGGATTTGTTCATCTATCGCTATCTCCTTAATTTTATTCTTTGTAATTTCAGTTGATTGTTTTCTGAAGACATAAATCTTATATACCTCTAATCCTCTCCATAACTTCAATACTGTTTTATCTCTTCCGAACCTAGCTATATCTCCAACTAGATACTTTTCTTCTGACGCATCTATTGTGTTGGTGAATATATCAACTATGTTTTCATATTTCATAATAACTCCTGCATCATCGTCATACTCCCAGTTCCCATATAATAATCTTTGTCTCTTAACTGGGTCTTTAATGTTTATAAGATTGTCTATATACCCTTTTTCGTTCCTAGGATTATCTCTTACTAAAGATTGTAGAAACTCATATCCATCTGGTAATTCTTTCTTCTTCCAAGGGAGATAAAATACTCTATATAAAAAGTTCTTCTTAGGGTTGCAAGTTATAAATATCTTGCCCTTTATCCCATACTTATCATTATTCTGTCTTCCTATTCTGGATTTTAATGTATCGTAAGCGTCAAAACTTACTTCCCCTGCCTCTTCTATCCAACCACTTGTATATTCAGAGCTTCCCAAATCTTCATACTCTGGGTCTGATGGATTATACTTAACTTCAAGTAAATCTATCGTGCTGCTTGTCTTTGGAAATGTTATTACTGCTTGTTGCTCTTGATATACAAAATCAATCTCTCTCTTTAATCCGTGAAATCTGGCTACTTTATAAAATGTTCTTAATGTTGTTCTCTTTAAATTCTTTAAAGTCTTTCTGGCTATATAATAAGTTGTATCTGGGTATCTTAAACAATTACTGATAAGCCATTCGCACCCTAGCCAACTCTTTCCTCCTCCAGCACCTCCACCAAATAAGAAATCAGTTGTCTTCTTGTCCTCCAGTATCTTCCACGCCAGGTGTTGCTTCCAAGTCGGTTTTATTGTTATCTTCATTTTCTTTTGGAACTATATAATTTATTCCTGTTATTGATTCCCCCTTAGAAGTTATGTCTTGCTCTGATTTATCTTTATATCCGTGTTTGGCTAGAACTAATTTTGCTATGTTAGAATTGTAATCTCCAGATAGTCCTTTGTTTATCAATCTTTTAGCTTGTTCTTGATTCAATTCTTCTAATATGTATAAAAACTCTTTATGTTTATCTGCCCAATTATATAAAGTCATTCTTGTTACCTTCAGAGATAAAGCTAATCCCTCTGATGTTGGCAGATTTACTTCCTTTCCTTCGTCTTTACAAGAAGCTATGTATTTCCTCGCTTTTTCTACTGTTTTATCATTATAATCTGTTGGTCTTCCTCCCTTGTTCTTTTCTTCTGTCATTTTATTTATTCATTGTCTTTCTAACCT